CATTTTGGGTGCGCTGCTCTGCAACCGTGCAACCATTATATAAAGTTATTTAACTATGCAAGCATTTTCTACACAAATTTGGGGTAAGGATGACTGCTAAAAAAAGTATACAGCGCGCAGCAAGTTCTGCCCTGACTAAAGACTCAGCCGCCCGTGATAAGGTAGCCAAAGCTGCGGATAAGGACGGACTGTCAGTAAAGACCTGGGATTCGTTTGTGAATTATTCGATGAACATGGGCGTTGGCACCGACAACCCGCTCAGTTCCGGGACCTATGGTTTCAACCCGATAACTCGCAACCGCACCTTACTTGAGTGGATACATCGTGGATCTTGGTTGGGCGGTGTGGCCATCAATGTAGTGGCTGATGATATGACCCGCGCAGGCGTACTCATTAAGTCTCAGATGAAGCCAGATGAAATAGAAACGATTGAGGAAGCCGCAACAGCATTGAAGATATGGCCAATACTCGGTAGGACAATACGCTGGGATAGATTGTACGGTGGCGCATTAGCAGTATTTCTAATAGATGGTCAGGATATGTCGACTCCGTTTCGTATAGAGACGGTTCGTAAAGGTCAGTTTCGTGGATTACTTACGCTAGATCGTTGGATGGTTGAGCCATCACTCAACGATCTGGTTACCGAGATGGGACCAGAAATGGGGTTGCCAAAGTTCTACCACGTAACTGCAATGGCTCCAGGACTCGCTAACCAGAAGATCCACTATAGCCGGGTAGTTCGGATGGAAGGGGAAGAGTTACCTTACTGGCAAAAGCTGATGGAGAACCTGTGGGGTATCTCAGTACTGGAAAGACTCTATGATCGTCTTATTGCTTTTGATAGTGCTTCAATGGGAGCTGCCCAGTTAGTTTATAAAGCATACATCCGCACTTACAAGATTAAGGACATGCGCTCATTAGTGGCGCAGGGTGGGAAAGCACTACAAGGCTTAACTGCTTACATGAATATGATGCGCCGGTTCCAAGGGATCGAGGGCGTTACTATCATGGATACGGAGGATGAGTTTGAGGGAGTCCAGCATCAAGCATTCAGTGGGCTGTCTGACGTGCTACTTCAGTTCGGGCAGCAACTATCAGGCGCACTACAGATTCCACTTGTCAGGCTTTTTGGACAATCACCAGCAGGACTTAATTCCACTGGTGAGTCTGACCTGCGAACCTACTATGACGGAATACTCCAGAAACAGAATACTTCTTTACTGATCCCAGTCACCAAGATTTATAGATGCATCGCAGCATCAGAAGGGATTAAAGTACCGCAGGGTTTTAAGCTTCAATTTAACCCACTGTGGCAACTGGATGATGAGAAGAAAGCTGGAGTAGCCAACGACACTGTAGATGCGGTAATGAAAGCGAAAGACGGTGGCCTCTTATCTCCGAAAGCTTCAATGATGGAATTACGCCAGTCTAGCCAGATCACCGGCATCTTCTCAAACATCACGGATGAGGATATAGAGGCGGCAGAGGATGAAGTATTACCACCGATTGAAATGGGCATGGGCGAAGGTGGGGACGCACCAGATGATCCAGGTAATGAGCAATCCGAAACGGTAAAGGGGAATGGAGAAGAGAGTGCCAAAGACAAACCTAAGCCAAAGTCGAAATCAAAAGACCGCGGACGCCGTAGGCTCCTATAGGTCACAAGCCAAGTTTGCTAAGGAACGGTTCCAGAAGGCTCACCACTTAGAGCTAGAGTATCTGCGTAACTTACGACAGGTGGTTAGACAGATAGATTCCTTTATCCGCCACATGGCACCAGATGGTATTGTGGATAACGTAGAGGAGTTGAATCAAGCCTTAACTAACTACGCAAGACTGATACGACCATGGGCAAAAGCGGTCGCCAGTCGGATGATTTCCCAAGTCTCACAGAGCGATGAGCGGGCGTGGTGGAATCTTGGTAAGGTCATGGGCAGGGAACTCCGAAAAGAGCTACAAGATACCCCCATAGGCCAGCGTACGCAGGAGTTACTGACATTACAGGTAGACCTCATTACATCAATCCCATTGGATGCAGCCAAGCGCGTCCATGAGCTAACGCTAAAGGGGATTACTGAGGGGCAACGTGCCGGTGATATAGCAAAAGAGATCATGCGCCAGAATCAGGTATCAGCATCCAAGGCAATTTGTATAGCAAGAACAGAAGTAGCAAGAACAGCCTCCACTCTTACCCAAGCAAGAGCGGAATATATTGGATCCACGCACTATATATGGCGCACCAGTCGTGATGGGGATGTGAGAGATAGCCACCGTAAGATGGAAGGTAAAGTAGTGGCTTGGGACGACCCGCCCGAGCTGGACAATATGACTGGCCACGCCGGATGTTTACCAAACTGCCGATGCTACCCAGAACCAATATTACCGAGTGAGGACTAACCATGTATGTTGATCTGCATCATCTTGTAGCTGGTGTTTGTTTTATATTTGGGTTCGTTTGCATACAGGTAGGTCTACGCCACGAGACTATTCAGCTCGGGTCAGGAGATTCTGAGTGTGCCATGGGAAGCATCCTGGTAGTTATTTCTATAATTTACTTTATCCACTTCTTATTTACTATGGCGGGTTGATATGGCTCTACACATCCACATACACCACAATGACGCAGACTTAGAGGATGAATTAGAGCAACTGGATAATAAGATCCAAGATATGGAAGACAAAGGGTTGACAGTACCAACTTGGATGCGCAATAAACGGGATGAGTTAAGTGTTCGGGTTAATAAGCTAGTTAACGCAAAGGAAAAGTTTGCGGCTATGAAAGCCATCATGGATCCACCCAAGTGAAGCAGCCAAAAGTAGGTAAGCTACAGTTAACGTGTGGATGGTGGTTTGAAAGCTTCTTAGCTCTAGTAATACTGGTACTGATACTGGCTGCTTATCTAGACCAGACCATTACCCCAACTATGCTAGATGAACTTAATCAAGCATCAACTAACTTAGTAACTTTGACTACTACCCCACAGACCCCATCAGTGCGTATCAACATTGAGATAGCAGATACAAAGGAAAAGATGTTGAAAGGATTAGCCGGGCGTGACTATTTAGATCATAGCTCCGGGATGATGTTTGTATTTGATAAGTCAGCCATACAGTGTATGTGGGGCAAAGGGATGAAGTTCCCGGTCACGGTGGCTTACTTAAATGAGCAGAACATCCCAATTGGCTACAGCGATATAGAAGCTGGAGACCTAACACCACATTGTTCACCCGCACCAGTTAAGTACGTATTGGAAGTTAACAAGGGATTATTCGGTAATCATTAAGGAGTGTGTTTATGAAATATAAAATATTGGCAGGTTTAGCAGTGCTCGCAATGCTATGTGGGTTTGGTTACTATACTTTACCTTCATTGGCTGCATTCAATCCAACCGGCCAGACTGTTATGTCAGTCACCACTTCAAGTGCTTCCGCTGCTCTCCCAACCTATGGTCTCAGCACCCCAACAGCCACTACGTTACTCGTGTCTAACGTAGGCTCTAGTTACGCTTATGTCAATCTAGGAACTAGCGCCGTAACTGCATCTTCCGCAGTCGGTTTCGTAGTCCCTGCAAACTCCGTTTCAATCCCCATCGCAATCCGTTCAGCAAGCTACGTAGCAGCGTCAGGAGCCGGGTCAACTACTCTTGTAATTACTACAGGGTACTAACATGATTAAAGACAAATGCCCCAAGAATGAGCATGAAGAAAAGATCACCATATCAGTAGACGTATTCGTACCAGACCACCCAGACCGTACTAACACTCCAATATTTTCCCACTCACGAAAAGTTTTGATATCAGGTAATCCAAACGCCGCATGTGAAGTAAATAATGGGGAGTGTGAGGGTGGTCTTGAACTGCATCATGACTGGGTAGAGTGGTGTGATAGTGATGGGGTTGACTGGGAGAAGGTAAAAGCAGCCGTGCCAGACTTTAACTGGGATGGCTTCAACCCAGATGCCCCTGAAACATTTATAGACTCGGTATTCAATGCAAAACGAGTCCTATGCAAGAAGCACCACACTGGGAAGGATCACGGGATTCATTACCTACCTTATCCAATATGGCAGATGCAGAAATTTAAGCGTAATGACTTCGTCTTCAGCCCCGATGAAGAAAGCAGTAAGTAGTAGTTTTTATTAACCGTAAGAAAGGAGTTACCCATGAAGCAAATGTTTCGCAGTATTGTCTTTCTAGCCTTGGCAGCAGTGGCTATGTCGGGGTATGCGCAAGTTTATCCGTATACCACACCAGTCTATCAACCTAACGCTATTGCCCCATCCGTCACCATCACGGCCAGCACCAGCAGTGTAGTGCCTATTGTGTTTCAAGCGAATAACTTGGCCACAGTGGCAGTTCGCGTGACGGGCACTTGTCAGAGTCTTGCCGCAGCGGTTCAAGGCACCAATGATGGAGTAAATTGGACTACTCTAAATAATCACACAGTAGGCACTGGTACGGCTGGGTTCGGTACTGCAATCTCGTCTGTTACTGCTGCATCTTTTATTCGTAACAGCGCAGCAGGTCTGACTCAAGAGCGGATTAACGTAACAAACTTTGCGGCGTCCGGTACCGGCTGCACTTTTACCATGACTGGTTCCGAGGCGGGCTCGGGTGGATTGGAGTAAGTCATGCCTGAAGGGCTCATTAAACGGCAGTTCTACGTAACAGAGAAGATCGGCCCAAAGCAGAGTCTGACTCCTGAGG